TCTTTGGTGGACACCCTGCAGCCTGTGACCGACTTGATAAAATCTACAGTTTCTTTAGTATCTGCAAGAGTGATGATTATATGATGATGTCTCCTTATGAGGCATCCTTTGTCAAGTATACCATCAACTCGTATCTTGCATTAAAACTGACCTTCTTTAATCAGCTATATGATCTTGTAAATTATTACAGGTGCAGTTATAATATGATCTCTCGTGCTGTAGGCAGAGACCCTCGTATTGGCATCGGACACACTCGGGTCCCTGGCTATGATATGAAGCGAGGCTATGGTGGTGCGTGTCTGCCCAAAGACATCTCTGCTTTCTTGAAGTTTTCTGAAGCAGAAGGTGCTGATGGCAACATTGTTTCTTTTGATCTATTGGAGAAAGTAATCGAAATCAATAATCGTTATCGTAAGAATTATGAAGTAGATGAGCGTGAGAAAGTAAATAATATTACATTTGGAGAAAAAGATGAGCATAATGGACAAACTGAAGAAGAACAGCAAACTCAAGACAACGGAAGTTCTGTCTGAGAGTAAGTTCTTCACCGAGAAAGATATGGTACCGACAAATGTGCCCATGGTGAATGTGGCACTGTCGGGTTCTTTTGACGGTGGCGTTACTCCGGGTTTGACTGTTCTTGCTGGACCGTCCAAACATTTTAAAACTTCGTTTGCTCTGCTGATGGCTGGGGCGTACTTGGAGGCAAAGAAAGATGCTGTACTCTTATTCTATGATTCAGAGTTTGGTTCACCCCAGTCTTATTTTGAACAGTTTGGAGTTGACACTTCTAGGGTTCTGCATACTCCTATTACGAATGTAGAAGAACTGAAGTTTGATCTAATCAACCAGCTAGAGAACCTTGAGCGTGATGATGATGTCATTATCGTGATTGACTCTATCGGTAACTTGGCATCAAAGAAAGAACTTGAAGATGCCATGAGTGAGAAGTCTGTTGCAGATATGTCTCGGGCTAAGGCACTCAAAGGGTTGTTCCGTATGGCAACTCCTTATCTTGCAATGAAGAACATTCCGATGCTAGCAGTGAACCACACATACAAAGAGATTGGTCTGTTCCCGAAAGATATTGTCGGTGGTGGTACGGGCATTTACTATTCGGCAGATAACATCTGGATTTTGGGTCGTCAGCAAGACAAAGTGGGAACTGAGATCAAGGGTTATCATTTCGTGATCAATGTGGAGAAATCTCGTTATGTTAAAGAGAAATCTAAAATCCCTATTTCAGTTTCTTGGGAGGGTGGTGTGCAGCGTTTTAGTGGTCTTCTGGATGTTGCTCTTGCTGGTAATTATGTTGCTAAGCCTTCTGTTGGTTGGTATCAGCGAGTCGATACGAGTACTGGGGAACTGGTCGGACCTAAAGTTCGTCAAGCAGATACCCTTGATGAAGAATTCTGGCAACCAATTCTCCAAGGGTCCGATTTTCCGGAATTTGTAAAGAAGCAGTTTCAGATTGGTTTGCCCACTCAAGTCGATCCTGATTCTATCGTAGAGCAAGATGAAGACGGTTAATCTAGACAAGGTATGCGAACACATTGATTATCAGATGATTCCTGTTGAGGAAGCTGAGAACGATCAAGCGTGGCAGATTCGCATTCTTCGTGGGCAGTTTACTGAGTCCATCATTCGTTACGGCAATGTTTCGTTTGATGGTACTCGGGACTGCTTGACTTTTAATTTCACTGTGATATACTCTCCTGATGAAGAATTAACTTCTGAGAATGTTGAGTTGCAAGAGTTTGCTGCTGACATTCTTGAGGACATTTTAGAGACTGCTCACGCAGAAGGATGGTTAATCACTGAGGATAGGAATGGAAATCAATCTTGAACAAACGATTTTACGCAACCTTCTGACGAATGATGAATACGCTCGGAAGGTTGCTGCTTTTCTTTCACCTGAATACTTTCAAGGGGTCTATCAAAACTTATTCAAAGAATTCACCAAGTTCATCGCCAAGTACAATAAGCTACCTACTCAAGAATCTTTTAAGATTGAGATTGATGAGGGTGATCGGCTGAATGAAGAACAGTATCGTCACGCTGTTGAGATCCTGCCCAATATCTTCACGCCAGAAGCCGAGAACCTTGAGTGGTTGATTGATCGTACTGAGAAGTGGTGTCAAGACAGGGCTGTCTATAATGCTGTGATGGAGTCTATCACGGTGATTGACGGCAAGCACCCTACCCTCACCAAAAATGCAGTGCCAGACCTTCTCAGTAAAGCTCTGAGCGTTTCTTTTGATACGAACATAGGTCATGACTACCTTGAGAGTGTAGATAAGCGATACGACTTCTACCACGAGCAGGAAGAGCGTATTGCATTTGATCTTGACTTCTTCAATCAGATTACCAAGGGTGGTCTACCTAACAAGACGCTGAACATTGCTCTTGCTGGTACTGGTGTTGGTAAGTCTCTGTTTATGTGTCACTGTGCAGGTGCTGTACTGTCTCAGGGTAAGAATGTTCTTTATATCACTATGGAGATGTCTGAGGAGCGCATTGCAGAGCGCATTGATGCTAACTTGCTCAATATTGCCATTGACCAGCTAGAGAATCTCTCCAAAGAGATGTTTCGTGACCGTGTGGCTGACATTGCTCGTCGGACTCAGGGTAAGCTGATCATCAAAGAGTATCCGACTGGACAGGCGAACACTAGCCACTTCCGTGCATTATTGAATGAATTAAAGTTGAAAAAGAACTTTGTTCCTGATATAATCTACATTGACTATCTAAATATATGTGCGTCTTCTCGTATGAAAGGTATGGGTGGTGCGATCAACTCTTACTCTTATATCAAGAGTATCGCTGAAGAGATTCGGGGTCTCGCCGTAGAATTTGATGTCCCGATTGTGTCTGCTACTCAGACAACTCGCTCTGGCTATAGCAATGATGATGTGGGTCTAGAAGACACCTCAGAGTCTTTTGGTCTTCCCGCTACAGCAGACTTGATGTTTGCCTTGATCAGTAATGCTGAACTAAATTCTCAGAATAAAATACTTGTCAAACAGTTGAAAAACAGATATAATGACCCTACGATGAATCAGAGATTTGTTGTAGGCGTTGACCGCTCTAAGATGCGATTGTTTGATTGTGATCAAGCCAGCGACACTCCTGAAGATGATGTGCCTGTCTTTGACAACACTGACTCTGGTCGTAAGATGTCTAACGAAAAGTTTAGGAACTTTAAGATATGACAGACATTCAGCACACGGCACTTGCACTGGGATTTCTAGGTGCTGCTTATATTTGGGGCAGGGCTATTGGCGTCAAAGCTGGTATTATTGCTACTCTAGAGCATTTAGAAGAAGAGGGTGTGATTTCTTTTAAAAAAGAGGATGATAAAGATGAGTGAAGTGAATCTGATTGCACTAAGTAAGCCCAGTGCAATTACTGACTGCCACACTGCAGAGCAACTGGTTGCCTATGCTGCTCGTGTAAGCAACCCTGCGAATCAGAACAATACCAAAACTGCAGGTAAACTGCTTCGGTATCTGATTCGTGAGAATCACTGGTCTCCCTTTGAGATGGTTCACTTGACCATGGAGATCACTACGACTCGGGATATCTCTCGGCAAATCATTCGCCACCGTTCGTTTTCGTTTCAAGAATTTTCTCAGCGCTATGCTGTCTCTGAGAACTTTGAGAATCGTGAAGCAAGACTCCAAGACGATAAGAATCGCCAGAACTCTATTGAGACTGATGATGCCGATCTTGCAGAGAAATGGCGCATGATTCAGGACGCCCTAATCAACGAGGCTAAGAATGCTTACTCATGGGCACTTGGTAAAGGTATTGCCAAGGAGCAAGCACGAGCAGTGCTGCCCGAAGGCAACACGGTGACGACGCTCTACATGGCAGGTTCGCTTCGCTCTTGGATTCACTACTGCGACTTGCGTATGGCAAACGGTACTCAGAAAGAGCATATGGAAGTTGCTCAGAAGTGCTGGGACATTATCACTGGACACTTCCCCTCCATTGCAGAGGCGCTCAGTGACTGAAGTAGTTATTCGTAATGAGAAATTCCTGGAGACACTGAATGGTTTCGTTCAGGAGTTTTATGAACTTGGTGGTGCTAAGAACGAGCACTTTTGGCTACACAATGAGCCTGATCAAGGTGAGAAGTACACTGGAGAAGAATACCTCCGTGAGTGTATTGAGCGAGGCAAGAAAGGGGATCTGATTGGTCCTCCAGAAAGACACTTCGCTCAACCGATCAAGTATATGGCAAGACAAGAGCCTGATGTGTGGGGTCCCTATCAGCAGAAAGTCAAGTATGACTTTGCTGCGGAACTTGGGGCTCACACTTCTGCTCTGCTTTGTTTCTACCCTCCAGGTGGCTATGTTGGTTGGCATACAAACTGGGATGCAAATGCTTACCAAATTTTATTCACTTGGAGTCTTGACGGGAACGGCTATTTTCGTTATTATGATCAGTTGAATGATGAGATTGTCACGATACCGGATGTTCCCGGGTGGCAATGTCGTCACTACTATTTCGGAGCAAAAGAGGAGCCTGAGCATCACTGCTGGCATGCAGCCTACAATGGTAGTAATCGTATGACACTTGCTTACAAGTTCGTGAACGGAACGAAATCAAATGATTTGAAAGACCAACATGCAGTTTACCTTCGTGATATGTTAATTGAGGAGATTGAAACACCATGACTTTGAACCCTGAAGACCGTAAGAAGTTCACCAAGGCGATTCAAGAGCTTTCCAACTCTATGACTCGTGTTGATGCTGAGAAGGACCTGATGAAGGATATCATTCAAGAGACCTATGATTCTATTGGTGTGGACAAGAAGTATGTTCGCAAGATTGCTGCGATCTACCACAAGCAGAACCTCACTGAGGTCAAGACTGAAACTGATGAGGTGATGGAGCTTTATGATGAACTCTTCAATGTATAAGTACAATGAAGCTGAACTCATTCAGCAACTCCAAGCATATGTTGATTCTACTTACGATCAACATTATTCTCAAAACAACTTTCAAGCGACTGAGTTTATCATTGATGGTGGGCATGGGATGAGTTTCTGTATTGGAAACATCTTGAAGTATGCTCAGCGATATGGCAAAAAAGATGGGTACAATCGTAAGGACCTAATGAAGGTTCTACACTATGCCCTCATCTCTCTGTATGTCCATGATCTTGAGCATTCCTCTGAGAAGAAGAGTGACTACCCAGTCATTGATATTAATTACAAGGCTCAACTTCTCAATGAAAACGAAGGAATGCAAAAACTGTAAGAAACAGTTCAGGGTGGTTCTTAACCACCCTTCTGTTCTATTCTGTGGTTCAAAATGCGCATTAGAGTATGAGAAAAAGCTTAACAAAAGATAAGCTTATGACAAAAAAGTTTATGAATTTTTCATGACATAGCGAAAAAACTTAGACAAAGCGTATACAT